AGGGAGCGGGGCGTCCGCGTACGTCTCCCGACGGACAACTGCGGAAACAAAGGCAGACGCGGGCCTCTGATGATGAGTGGGAGCTCATCCGAGCTTTCGCGGCTATCGTTAAGAAGGACCCCGAGCGCGCCGCGCGCATGATGAAAACAGAGTAACCGAGAACGCAAAAAGGGCGTTGCCATGATGGCGGCGTCCTTTTTGCATGGGATGAAAGGAGGGCGAAGGCATGAGGCGAGCGCTGCATGAGTGTTGCATGCCGGGCTGTCACACGTTGACACGCGAACGCTTTTGCGAAGCGCATAAGAAGACGCGCGAACGTGATAGATTGTCGCCGAGTCGCCGCGGCTATAATGCACGGTGGCAACGCGAACGTCTTGCGTTCCTCGCCGAGCATCCGACGTGCGAGTGCCCTGAGTGTGTGGCGAGCGGCGCGCCTCTCATGGCGGAGGTCGTCGACCACATCAAGCCGCACAAGGGCGACCAAAAACTATTTTGGGACAAGGCCAACTGGCAGGCGATGTCAAAGCGCTGTCATGATCGCAAGACGGCGAGAGAGGACGGCGGATTCGGAAATGCCCCCGGGCGGTGAAAAAGTTTTCAGACAATTTACCGTACCGCGCCTTTCTCTTTTTTGCAAAAATTTCGTGTTACAAAGCTGTCAGATTAAACCGTTTGTTCGATGAAAGGAGGTGTATCGCATGGGACGAAACGCAAAACCGATTGAACTGCATCTTGTAAACGGCAATAAGAGGCACTTGACGAAAGCCGAGATCGAGCACCGCAAAAGAGCCGAAGTGAAATTCGGCGATTCGAAACTTATTTGTCCCTCGTTTGTGAAAGCACTTCCGGCGGCCGCGAAGAAGTGGCGGGAGATGGTAAAGCTCTATCAGGGCTTCGACTTTGTCCGCTCCGGTGACGTCGGCATGCTTGCGCGGTACTGCGTGGCGTACGCCGAATACCTCGATCTTGTCGAGCACCGGCAGCGCATACGCGAGATCAAGATTGACGGAATGGATGAGGGCCTGCTCACTGCTGTTCTGCCGGAGGTTTATTCACGGCAGCGCGCAGTGAAGACCTTTGAGAAGATCGACTACATCCTCTCGGTTGCGGGTCTGCTCGCGCTCGACAAGTCAATCAACGCGAAGATGGATGCACTCGTCAAGATGGAGGATCGCTTGTTCCTCAATCCGGTTGCCAAAATTAAGAATGTGCCGAAGACGCCGGAGAAGAAGCTTGACGCGGCGGCGGAAAGGGGCTTTGACGTATGAGCCTGCTCGAAGAACTCGAGGCATATAGTAAAGCCTGCATCGCTGATGCCGCATGCTGCTGTGTCAAGCACCGATGGGCGTGCATGCGGTTTCTGCGCGACGTCGAGCGCGCGGGCACAGATGATTTCCCGTACGTATTTGACGAAGCGCGGGCGGAGCGCTTCTACGCGTGGGCTCGCCTTCACAAACACACGAAAGGGATCCTTGCCGGCGAGCCGATCGAGCTTGCGCCGATACAGCGATTTATCTTCGGCAACGTGTTCGGCTGGGTACATCGGGAGACAGGGCTTCGCCGTTTCCGTCGCGCCTACTGGCAGGTGGGGCGCAAGAACGCGAAGTCGCAGAGCCTCGCGCTTGTCGGTGACTATCTGCTTATGGCGGACGGGGAACCGATGAGCGAGGTGTATATCGGTGCGACGAAGAAGGCGCAGGCCGAGATCATCTACAAGGAAACCGTCGCGATGCTGCGGCGCAGTCCTGAGTTCTTCCGTGGCAAGTGGCACGAGAAGTACAGCATCATCGCGCATCCTAAGACGGACAGTGTCATGCGTGCGTTGTCGAAAGACGACGGCAAGACGGGCGACGGATTGAGTCCACACGGCGGGTTGATTGACGAGTACCACGCACATCCGACGGACGAGATCCTCGAGGTGATTAACACCGGTATGATCGCTCGGTCGCAGCCGCTCTTGTTTGTGATTACGACAGCGGGCTCGAACTTCGGAGGGCCGTGCTATCGTGTCGAGTATCCGCTCGTCGAGAAGATACTAAATCCCGCGCTCGACTTCGACGTTGTCGATTACTTCGTCATGGTCAATGAACTGGATCATGACGAAGCCGGCAATCTGCTTGACGACGTTAATGACGAAACGACATGGATCAAGGCGAATCCGATAGCCGCGTCCTACAACGAGGGCATCGCGAATATCCGGAGTAAGCTGAACGCGGCGATAGAGAGCCCCGAGAAGATGGAATCGTTTCTGACGAAAAACATGAATCTGTGGGTCAATCGAACCGCCCAATCCTACATGGATATGGAGAAGTGGAAAGCCCGCGGTGCTGTTGACCTTGCGTCGGTTGACTATCGCGGCACTGACGCGTATGTCGGCATTGACCTTTCAAGCAAGATTGACCTCACGTCGGCGGGGATCGTTATCCCGATCAAACATCAAGAACGATGGCGGTATCTTGTACTCGGACACAGCTTTATCCCGGAAGACACGATGCACGCCAAAGAGAAAACTGATCGTGTCCCGTACAGCGCATGGGCGCGGGCAGGGCATCTGACGGTGACGCCGGGCGAGGTGGTTGATTATCGGTACATGACCGAGTGGCTGCTTTCGAAAGCAGACGAGCTCGGAATCAATATCCGCGAGATTTGCTACGACCCGTATAACGCAACGCACTACGCGCAGGAGCTCGACACGGCGGGGCTTACGTGCGTAGAGGTGCGGCAGGGCGTCGCGACGCTTTCCGAGCCGACGAAGGGATTCCGTGAAGCGGCCTATCAAGGCGATATCCTGCATGTTGAAAATCCGCTCCTTGATTGGGCGATCAGCAATGCGGTGATGCGTGTCGACAGTCAAGGGAATATCATGCTCGACAAAGCGAAGTCGACAAACAGGATCGATCCGATCGCGTCCGTGATGAACGCGTTCACGCGGGCGCTGTCTATGGCGGATGCTGATCTTGAAAGTTATATACTCAGCGATGATTTTAGTTTGTGAGGAGGTTGCGAACATGGGCAAATTATGGCGTTGGGCCGACGACGGCCTACTGGTATTCAGCGCAGTGTGTATCGTTGTGGGGAGCACGATGCTTGATCCTATCTTAGGGCTTTTCGTGCTCGGATTGGTCAGCTTTATTGCCGCGCTCATCATAGCGCGCGTGAGGTCGGATATCGAGGGCGGCGGTAGACAATGATACTGCAAAAACTGATCTCCCGCCGCGGCGCCTTCCTCGGTGTGGACGATCCGGCGAGCGATCTGTTGAATCCCGCCGCATGGCTGATCTCCGCACTCAGCGGGGAGGACGGGAGCATCACAGCGAAGCAGGCGGCGCGGAACTCGAACGTTTATGCGTGCGTGAGTATCCTCGCCGACGATATCGCCAAGCTTCCGATCCACACGTTCACCGTTGACGGCGGCAGGGACGAGGGGCAGAAGCATCCCGCGGCGCGTCTGTTATACGAACGCGCGAACCCCTTGATGTCCGCGTTCACTTTCAAGCAGACGCTGCAGGCGCATCTCGGTTTATACGGCAACGCCTACGCGCTGATCGCGTGGGGACTGTCCGGATATCCCACTGCGCTTTGGGTGCTTGATCCGTCGGTTACGGTGCCGCGGCTTGACGTTGGGACCGGTCAGCTGACCTATCACACGCACGACCGTGCAGGGCGGCAGTATGTGTTGCAGCCCTCCGACGTGCTGCATTTGCGGGCGATGACACTCAACGGTATCGTCGGGGTGCCCCCGTGGAAGACGCTCGTGCCGGAACTCGACGGGCAGAAGGCGACGAAAGAGTTCATCAGGAATTTCTACAAAAACGGAACACATGTCAGCGGCGTACTGCAGGCGTCTACGAAAATCGACACAGAAGCGAAGAATAAGTTGCGCACCGAGTGGGATAAGATCTACGGCACGCCTGAGAACGCGGGCAGGGTGGCCGTCCTCGATATGGGGCTTGACTATAAGCCGCTCGGCATGCAGCTCGATCAAGCACAGTTCATCGAGACGCAGAAGTTCGGCATCAACGAAGTTGCGAAGGTTTACCGCGTGCCGCCGCACAAACTCGCGCAGCTTGATCGCGCAACCTATGCGAACGCTGAGGCGATGGGGCTTGACTATATCAAGACGACACTTCTCCCGATCTTCACGCAGTGGGAGCAGGAGATCAACTACAAGCTGTTCACGGAGGCAGAGCGCGCGAAGTATTACGTCAAGTTCAATGCGGCCGCCGAGCTCCGCGGCGACAGTGCGATGCGCGCGCAGTACTACAAACAGATGATCGAAACGGGCGTCTACACGATCAACGAAGTCCGCGCGATGGAAGAGCAGCTCGCGATCGGCGAGAACGGAGATAAACACTTTGTCTCGCTTAACTATACGACGCTGGACAATCTTGAAGCGCTGCAGCTCGCGAAGGCTGGCTCGGCGTGCTTGAAAGGAGGTGAGGAGGATGGGAGCACAGAGAGAGCGGCGGACGCTGACGACGGCGCTTGAACTGCGGGAGATCGATGACGGCGCGGGAGGCAAACGACGCGTGTTCGAAGGTTATGCGCTCAAGTTCAATAGGCGCTCCGAGAACCTCGGCGGCTTTGACGAAGTCCTGCGTGAGAACTGTCTTGATGGGGCGGACATGTCGAACGTTGTTGCACTGTATAACCATGACGCGAGTTATCCGCTTGCGCGGAGCACAGTGCTGAGCGGTGAGGGGAGCCTGCAGCTTACCGTTGACGGCATCGGCCTACGTTTTACGCTGATGCCGACCGAAACGAGCTACGCGGCTGACCTTGAGCGCAACATGCGCGCGGGCGTAGTTAATCAGTGCTCGTTCGCGTTTACGGTTGCCGACGACGGGCAGACGTGGGCGTATGAGCGCGATGCAGACACGTATCATCGCGAGATTACAAAGATCGCGCGTTTGTGGGACGTGTCGATCGTTACGACACCGGCTTATCCGGATACGGAAGCCGTTGCGAGCGAACGCGCCTTTGCCGCGGCGAAGGCTGCCGATGAAGCCACTCGACAGGCGGCTGAGGAAAGAGAAACTCTGAAACGGCGTCTTGCCGTTGAAGTAGAATGTCTAGTTGACTAAAGGAGGATCACACATGAACGAGAAAGAACGTGCTCTGCGTCAGGCGATGGGGCAGAAGCAGGAAGAGATTCGCGGCTTGCTTGAGACGGACAAGCTCAGTGAAGCCGAGGAGAAAACGGAGGAGCTCCGCAAGATGAAGCGCGAGCTCGATGTCATGCGCGAGCTTGACTTGCCGCAGGTCGTACCGCCCGCCGCGCGCGGCGCGGAAACAGTTGAGACGAGCGCGGAAGAGACCGAGGTGCGCGGCGCCGACGTCCTTGCAAAGCTCCTGCGTGGACGTGCAATCACCGAGGTGGAAAGCAAGTTGATTCCCTCCGTGCGTGCGTCGGCAGGGCTCAACGAGACGACGGGAGCCGAGGGCGGATACATCGTGCCGGTCGATGTGCAGACACGCATCAACGAGCTCAAGCGCACGTTGAACCCGCTTGACGCGCTCGTACGGATCGAACCCGTCGTCACGATGTCCGGCTCGCGTGTCATTGAGAAGTCGTCGGTCATGACCGCGTTCGCGGATGTCGCCGAGTTCGCGAAGCTGTCCGACACCGACAAGCCCGAGTTCGTCCGGATCGAATACGCGATCAAAAAGTACGGCGGCATCCTGCCGATGTCTAAAGAGCTTCTCGCGGACACCGATCAGAATCTGATCGACTATGTGACGCGCTGGCTCGCCAAGAAGGACGTTGTCACGCGCAACGCGAAGATCGTTGCCCTCCTCAAGACACTGACGGCAAAGCCGCTTGCGGACGTCGACAGCATCAAGGGCGTGCTCAACGTTGATCTTGATCCCGAGATTGCGCTGGCTTCTGTGGTCGTCACGAATCAGGACGGGTTTAACTACCTTGACACGCTCAAGGATTTGCAGGGGCGCTATCTCCTGCAGCCGAATCCGCTCGAGCCGACGCAGAAGATGCTGTTCAGCCATCCTGTGCACGTCGTCTCGAATCGGACGCTGCCGACCGAAACGAAGAAGGTCCCGGTCTTCATCGGCTCGCTTGAGGATGCGATTACGCTCTTTGACCGTCAGGCACTCAGCCTCGAGGGGACGACAGTCGGCGGGCAGTCGTTCGAGCGCGACAGCTTCGACATCAAGGGCATCACGCGTTTCGACGTGCGCAAGGTTGATACTGAGGCAGTTGTCTACGGGCAGATTACGCTCGCATAAGAGAGGAGGAAGGCGGCATGCTGGAGGCTGTAAAGCTGTATTTGCGGATCGACCACGATCATGAAGACGAGCTGCTGCGCGGGCTGATAGCCGCCGCCGTCAGCTTTATCAAAAGCGGTACGGGCGTTGAGGTGCGGGAGGACAACGAGAAGGGAATGCTGATCGTTAAGTTCCTCGTCGCGCACTGGTATGAGAATCGGCAGCTGGCGGGGCAAGGCTCCGAGCTGCCGTTTTCCGTTACCGCGCTCATGCTGCAGCTTGAAACGGAGAAAGGAGAATAGCATGAAAGTACGCGTGTTGATCAAAACCGTCATCAGCGGTCATTGGCTGAGCGTCGGCGATGTGTACGAAGGCACGGAAGAAGAGTTGCGTCTTTACCTTGACAGCGACTTCGTCGAGCCGATCGAAGATCCGAAAGCTCCTGAAGAGGATGCGTCTTCGGCAGAGCCGGAGCAGTCGGAAGAACCCCCTAAGCCCGAAAAGGCGAAAGGCAAGGGAAAGAAATGAATCCCGGCCGTATGCGTTACCGCGTAACCGTACGGAGGCGCATGCAAAAGCCTGACGGCATGGGCGGATATTCGTCAAAGTGGGAGGACGCCGGCCAGTTATGGGCGGATGTGCGGAGCCCGCGCATCCGTGAACAGCTTGCAGCGGGAACTCCCGCGACGGAGCTCACGGGCGAGATTGTAACGCGCCGCGGCGGGGTCGAGATTCGGCGCGGCGATCAAGTCGTCGAGGGACGGCATCGCTATGAGGTGATAGACGTCAAGCCGTATGACCTTGAGACGCAGTGCGCATTGGTGCGGGAGGTGGAGAGCTGATGCTGATCCGAGTGAAAACCGAGAGCATCCGCGAGGTGTTCCTCGCGATCGATAATTACGAAGCGGAGACGAAAGAGCGGCTCGCCCGAGCCGTTAACCGCAGTCTCAACGCGATACGTCGCGGCGCGAAAGCACGTATACATTCGCGCTCTGGTTATCTCGCGAAGCGCATTCGAAAGACCTTCGATGCGCGCGTCATCTCGGGGACCGTGCGGAGCACCGCCCCGCATGCGCATCTCGTCGAGTTCGGAACGCACGGCGTTCGAATGGCGGGGAGCAAGGCAAAGCTGCGCTCGACAAATCCCGTCCGCGCAAAACCGAAGGTCGGGCTCTTTGGGCGCCGCGTGCCGAAAGCGATGAAGATCCCCGGCATCGGTTACCGCATGTCGTATAAGCATCACGGATCGAAGGCGCATCCGTATATGAGCCCCGCGTTTTCGAGCGAGCGGTCGCGGTATATTCAGAACCTGCAAAAGGCCTTGCAGCCGAAGAAGAGGTGATCGAATGGCACGACGGATTCCGCTCATCGCCCTCCAGCGAGCGATCTACAAACGGCTGACGGAGTGTCAGGACGTCCCTGTTTACGACGCCGTACCGGACGACGTTAACGCGCGGTATGATTTGCCGTGCATCACGTTCGGCGCATTTACCTATAAGCCCGACGGCACGAAGCAGGATGACGTCGCGCACGTGACGCTGCAGCTTGACGTGTGGTCGGCGGAGTCCGGCCGTGCGGAAGTGCAGCAGATCACGAACGACATTGCACTGCTCATCGAGCACAGCCGATTAACGCTTGACGACGAGTTCGAAGTCGTCCGGCAGGAGATAGATTTTTTCGAGGCATTCGCCGAGGATCCTTCGGGGTATCACGGTGTGATAACGCTTGCGGCGGATGTGCTCAATACCAAGAAGGAGGAATAACATATGCCGATTACAAAGCTGCCGACGCCCAAAGACGCGGCTCTGCATCTTGCCCTCGGCAAGGATTTCATTCTCGACGTCAACACGGGCGTCGACGAAGATACGCCGACTTGGACGGCGGTCGGCGGCCAGCGCACGACGAAGCTGTCCCGTCAGGCGGACGAGATCGACGCAAGTCATAAGACGTCGGGGAGTTGGAAGGATTCTGCGGCAGGTCTGCGCAGTTGGTCGATGGAGGCGGATGCCGTCGTCATCATCGACGACAAGGGCGCCGAGGCCGTTGACTTCGCATTCACGAATGGTCAGCCGGTGCACTGCCGGTTCCGTTATCCGGATGGGACAAATTACATCGGCTGGGCGGCCGTGACGGAGTTCAGCATTGACACGTCGCACACAGACGTTGCAACGCTGTCGATCAAGCTTAGCGGCAAGGGCCCGCTCAAGCAGGGCACGAAGATCACGGCCGGCGGCTAAACAGTTGGGCGGGGGCGGGGGGCCCCGGGTTTGGGATCTAGG